AAAGAAAATATTGAGAAAATTTTAAGTATGAAAAATCATCGTGATTTTCCTAAATGTGTAACTGGTGAGCATGCATGGGCTGGTGACCATATTGCAACATCAAAAGATGATATTGAAGAGGTGGCTGGTTTTATAAGCTCTCGTTGTGGTAGTGAGGATTCTTTGAATGAAGAAACGGAAGAAATTGATGAGAGTAAAAATTGTCCTACTGACCCCGCAAAATGGGCAGCTTCTAAAGCTGCGGCGAAAGCAAAATTTGATGTTTACCCATCGGCATACGCAAATGGATGGGCTGCGAAAAATTATAAATCCAAAGGCGGTAAATGGAAAAAGTGTAAAAAATAATCACATGAAAGTACTAGTAAACGAAGAGGATTTAAAATATATTGGAGAATCAATTATCAGTGGTAAAGTTTTAAAAGAAGACCTAAGAAGATGGTTCAAAGAGAAATGGGTAGATGTAAGTCGTAAGGTTGATGGTAAACATCCTCCTTGTGGTAGAAAAGATGCTGACGGTAAATCGTATCCAAAATGTAGACCATCAAAAAAAGTGTCAAAAGATACACCAAAAACTGCAGGTTCTTATAGTAAGAAAGAAAAAAAGGATATGACTTCACAAAAAAGAAGAGCAGAAAAAAAGGAACCTAAGGTTGGTAAAGGAAATAAACCAACAATGACACACTTTGACGAAAATTTAGATATGAAGAAAAATCCACAAATCATTAAAATCACAGAATCACAATTTAAAAGATTGTTTGAATACAATGATGAAATGCCTGTTTTAATATATGAAGACGAAGATGGATCGGTGCAAAACACTAACTTCATAGTTGATGATATGTTAAATGAGGCCGAATATCAGGGGCGTAAAGTTCAACTTGGAAAAATCATGCAAGGTGATATTAAAAAGTTTAAAGTGTACGTCAAGAACGACAAGGGTAAGGTGGTTAAAGTAAATTTCGGTTTCGGAGGTAAATCTGCGAAAGGAAAAAGAATGGTTATTAAGAAAAATAATCCTAAAAGACGTAAATCGTTTAGAGCTAGACATAATTGTGAAAATCCAGGACCAAGATGGAAACCAAGATATTGGGCATGTAAAACTTGGTAATCAATAATATATTACATCAACCCCACATTCAAGGAGGAGTTGGAGAGATTTCTTTTGAGATTCATCCCACTTCTCCTTATTTTTTGTAGTACATACCTCTTTACAGTAAACGGTTTTAATTCCACTATTTACTATACCTCTGGCACAGTCCATACATGGTAATCCTGAAGTAAGATAGATTGATGAGTTTTTCAATGGAGTTCCAACACGAGCGGCATTGTATATTGCATTACGTTCCGCATGTTCGAACCAGAAGTACTTTTCAGGTCTTTCCTGACGTTCTTGTAATGAATCGTCTAAACCCCTTGGAAATGAATTATAACCCGTAGAAAGGACCTCATTGTCCGTTCCTACTATAACTGCACCTATCTGTGTAGATTGGTCCTTAGATTTAAGTTTAACCTGTTCTGCAATGTTTAAGAAATAATTTATCCAATTCATATTAATTTTATTTTAGACCAATACCAAATTCTATTATCAGAATAACGATTAAGTGATTTTGCTTCTTTTTTTTCAACCAACTTCCCTATTTGAACCAAGTTAGTGCTATTTTTAATATCTATACCGACATTAAACCCTCCTTCTGATTTTTCATATGTGGTGGCGTTCATTGGAGATTCGTATTTTCCCTCATCGTCGAGTTTTAACATTTTAACCATTTCATCCTTTTTTATTTTACACTCAATACCTCTAGTGTATACCATTTTTTCAAGGATATCTAATCGTAATTTACTATAATCCACTTCTGACATAATGCAAATATATGAAATATTCTGGAATATACCAAAAATAAAAAACCCCCAATAAATCGGGGGTTTTTATATTCAATCCTATTAAGATTATCTTAATGTATCCAAAGAGAATGTAGTGATACCTTTCACGTCGATTACACCAAAGTAACGGTTGTTAACCATTTTCTTCGCGTATCTTGTCATGATACCTTTGATAGGTGTCATTGTGAACGGATTGTACATTGTTGGAGTTAATTGTAAAGGTACATATGGAGCGTAGATGTAACCAGCGTCCAATAATGATTTACCTTTGTGACCAATTAAGATTTTACTTGCTGGGAAGTAAGGGTCACGGTATACTTGGTAGCGACCTGCCAATGAACCGATTTTCTCGATACCCATGTTGTAAGAATCTTGCTCAGGAGCTGCGTTTGATACGTGGAAATATTCCAAGTCATCAAATACTGCAGATACTTCAGAAGAAACAACAACCCAGTTAGCACCACCTCTTAAAGTAGTCTTGTGGATTTGAGCAGAAATTTGGTTGATTTTTGTAACCAAAGTTTGGTTCCAGTCTTTTTGAGTGTAACCTTGTAAAGTTGCACCTGAAGCTCCACCATATTTCCATTCGTTATAATCCCACTTAGCTGTCCACGCTGCACCTTTACGTAAGTCACGTAAGATTTCACGGTCAACTTCAGCTGCAATTTGCTCAGACAATAAAGCCGTTAATTCAGCTTCAGCGTCGATGTTGTGGAATGCACTAACGTCTTGAGCCAATTCAGGAGACCATGTAGCTCTTAATTTTCTTTCTGTTACAGATACAGTTACTGATTGTAAGTCGAAAGAAACTTCACCAATTTGGTCTTCAAATTCTAAAGTATCATAAACTCTGTACGCTAAAGTAACTGCCGCAGCAGTGAAACCTGCAGGGATAGTTAAGTTAGAGAAACCAGCTGTTGAGCTGTAAGATTGTAAATCTACTGAAACATAGATTTCACCATTTTCATCACAGATATCTTGGTAGTTACCTGATGGATAGTTAGAAGTTGATGTTTTTTGACCATATTCAACGATACCCTTACCATACTTCTGGGTTACGATGTTAAAATTTCTTGAAACACCTGAATAACTAATTTCAGCAGATGCTAAGAATTCTTCAGTGTCCATCGCATTACCGTTAGGTCCGATTAACTTACCTTGGCCGTCTTTACTGAAACCTGTGAATTTCACAATTAAAGAAGACTGAGAAGTACCAGTTAAACCTGATACCGCCACAGCTGAAACTGAACCATTAGAGAAAGTTACTACAGATGTACCACTTAAAGTTACTGCTGAATACTGACCTTTTGAATAGTCGAAAAGACCTGTGTTAGGTGAGTTACCGTCTCCAGACTCATAGAATCTGTCATAAAGGTTATTTCCAGTGTAACCTGTTGCTGGATCTGTTTGATCACTTGGGTATCCGTATGGAGAATAGTGACCAGCACCATTTCTTTCCTGAATTTTAGGAATGAAATAGAATAATTTACCGATAGGTAAGTTCATAGCTTGTACAGACACGATGTCGTTAGCTAATAATTTAGAGAATACACGACGAATGATAGGGAATACCACAGTCTCGAAAGAACCAGACGCATCTGCCACTGCAGCTTCGTTGATTAAATAAGACGCTTGGTTTTCATATAATTGCGCAATGTTATCTTTTTGGTGACCGTCAAGACCTTCTAAAAAGCCTAAGTCATCCCATTTTTTGATGGTATCTTCTTTGATAACACGAAGGTGCTTAAGACCGATGTTACCTACCATACCTGATTCTAATAATGCTCCCATTTTGTATGTTTTTGTTTTTTTTTGTTTAATTTATTATTTTAATTTACTCATCAAATCTTTCATTCTCTTGAATTGTGGATTTTCATATGCTTTAGACTCCGCTAACATTTCTTGAGACGATGATGTTGATGGTGTGTTAGATATTTTAACCGCAACTGATTCAGTAACTGTAGTTTTACTACCTAACTCATTTTTTATTGTGTTGAATAAGTTTTTAGCCTCATTCATAGTTGAAATTGAATCAAATCTCTTTAATATGTTCAATTTCTCCTGTTTTGTTGTCGAATGCTCTGTGAACAAACGAGTGGCGTAAGCCAAGTTAGCGTTAAACACAGCAACCTCATTAAGTTTTTCCTTGAAAAGAACTAAAGCCTTCTTGTATTCAGAATTTTGTTTTTTCAATGTCTCAACTTCTTCATTGATACCAAAAACACCAGAACCTGCTTTAGTAACTTTCTTACTAGGTAATCCAGCTCTATTCATACCGTTCTTGTTTCCGTGAGCGTTTGATGTAGTTCTTGCCGCTTCAGTAGCTTCAATTTCTTGAACGTCACCGTCATCGTCCATTTCTTCATCTATATCGATTTCGTAGATGGTCTCATCCATTTCTGGTTCCATACCTCCTTCGTTAAATTCAACTTCCGGTTCCATATCTCCTTCGTTAAATTCAGAATGTTCTTCGTCATCGAGTTTGATGATATATTCTTCTTGACCATCGCCAAATTCGATATTACCACCGTCTTTTTTAACTACAATACCATCTTCAGGTTTCATAGCTTTGAAAACTTTTAAAACTTCGTCATCGGAAGCTCCGGTCATATCCATTACGTCTTCGTCATCCATTCCTTCGTCGGTAGATGGAAATTCATCGAATTCTGATGATTCCTCATCTCCTTCTTCTTCACCACCCATATCGTCTAGAGAATCTAACGAATCGATGTCTTTGTTATCGAGGTCATCTTCATTTTCAGCGTCATCGTCGGCAGTTTCCTCTTCTTCAGAGCCTGCTTCCTCTTCGTCTGACATATCATCTTCCTCTTCTTCAGAATCGGGTTGCTCAGACATTTCAGTGTCTTTTACTTCCTCTTCCTCTTCTTCCAATGATTCTTTAAGCAAATCGTTTAGTTCTTGCTTCATTACTGAAGAAAGTATACCTTTTGCATTTTGCTTTACTGCTTCTTCAAGTGTTCCTACTTGAAGTAACGCTTGTTCTAAAATTGATTTTTCAGTCATTGTGAAATTTGTTTTATTATCTTATAAATAGTGCTGAAAAGAGAAAAATTCTATTTTTCAATATCATCAACCCTATAAAATTTATTATTTTGATAAAAAGTTATCTAATTTTCCCATTAATCTTTTCATTCTATCGTCAACTATTGGTTTTTCTTCTACAGCTTCTTGATATTGTTCTCTTTCGGATGGGTCCGCAAATACATATGCACCAGGTGTGGATGGAGACGATACTAAATCGAAACAAACCAATTCAAAATCTTCCTGTACGATATTTTGACCCTTTATACTTTTTAATGAACCCACACCACGAGATGAAATACCAAGTGTCGCTCCGTTCATAATTAACATAGCGGCTTGGTCTCCTTTGGTTGAGACTATACCCATTTTTCTCCATCCCGGAGAGGTAAATAATTTGATTTTACCCATTAGCATTTTACCGTCCCACCACGTTTCAAGAATTGAATGTGATACACGGTCTAAATCAATAAGAGATGATGATGGGTGATTTAATTCGTTTAGAGCTCCCCCCTTTTTAATAAGAGATTGATATTTTTCATTTTCTCTTTTTAAAATAACTTCAGGATATATTCTTCCGTTCTTATTTGGGGTGTCAAACTTTTGTAAAACGGCATAAAGGATAAGGTCTTGTGAAAAGTCCATATCCTTCATTTCCGAAATTATTTTTTTGTTGTCGTCGGGGGACACATGACCAGCGTCATACTCGATTAATATTCCTTTCCCCGTTTCGTTCGGACCTAATATTTTCATTTATAGATTTATTCCTATAAATACATCAATATCGGTATTATTTTTTAGATTTATTAAAATTGAACAGCTTTTTATCTGCCAAACACTCATTAATGACCCTTTCTGTGATATCACTAATGATATTTTTTATTTCTTTAGACCTAACATCAAATTGTTTTTCAACATATAATGTTACTTCTAAATTCATAAAAGACTTTTTTTCTAATTTAATTCCCTTTGTTCTAATATCTAAATCCACAATTGATTGTTGTTTAAATAATGGATTTTTTAAATTATAAACTAATTCTTTTATTACTCTTCTGGACTTTAAAATAGTATGGTCAAAATTTTCAGTCTCGTTTTCCGGCTGTAACCAAGAGTTTAATTTTAAATAAATGGTTTTAAGATTTTTAAAATCTACGGTACCATAACCATATTTTACGTTTTTGTAAGTCCCTAATGGGATATACTTACCTGTTTTCATTTACATTTTCATTTCATTTATTTTATGGTGTAATTAAAATATAATTAAAAAAAGATTAAAAACCAAAAAAACTTTTGTATATTTAAAAATATATTTATAAGGTATGATTATAATAGATTTATCAAAAGAAAAGAACATTGAATCGGCTTTGAGGAGCTACAAAAGTAAAGTTCAAAAAACTAAGCAAATTCAAAAATTGAGGGAAAGACAAGAGTTTGTAAAACCTTCAGTTACCAGAAGGAAAGAAGTTTTAAAAGCGGTATATGTTCAACAAATAAAAAATGGTCTTAGTTAAGACCATTTTTTAATTCTGTTAATCTGTAGTAATTTAATTTAGACGTTTCCTTTTTAAGTACTTCATCTTTTACTGTTGATAATTTTTTAACAATATCCGAATCTGTAGATTCATTAATTAAAGTTCCAATTTTGTCTAATAGTGATTCTTTTAATTCTGCAGTTTTTGTTTGTAAGTCAGTTTCGTTTAAATCTAAAATTGTTTTTAATTCTATTCTTTGTTCTTCTGATAATGTGTTAGCATATAATACGTTAAAATTGTTTGCTAAGACGGCATGTAATAAGTTTTCGTTTACTGTGTAAGTTTTACTAGTTTCTACTACGTTTTCTTTCTTTGTTGTTAAATGTTCCACCAATTTTAATTTGGCAATAACCTTTTTATCTATATTAGTTAAATTGTCATCTTCTAAAAGTTGGTCGATGTTATCATATAGTTCGTTAGACTCAACTTGAACGTCGTAAACTGACATATTCAAAACCTCACAAAAACTAGTTAATTTCTTTGATTTTTCTTTTAAAAGAGAACCAAGTTGCTCAACATATAATTTGGCCACTTCTTTATCTTCAATGTATTTGTTTTCAATCTCTTCATAGAAAAGATACATTTCCTTAAAGTCCTTATTCTTCTTAACAACTTTAATCAAATTTTTTGTATTACCTTTAAAGTTATCGTTGGTGTAAGCCTCGGTTAGTTTCTTTAGTAACTTAGACTTTATTTTCCCAAAATTGTTCATTTTTAATCGTTTAAAATATCTTTTATTTTTGTCTCTATTTCATAAATATTCTGTTGTGCCTTATCCATATTAAATAAATCATTTAATTCTAAAGATTCGTCACCCAACATACCTAGTATTTTTGATTTTTTTGATTTTTTAAATCCTTCACTTAATGGGCCCTCTCCTCCTCCTGCCGCTGGTGGTGGAGCTGCGGCCGCTGGTGGTGCACCCATACCACCTCCCATTCCTCCACCTAAATCACCCTCTTCTCCGGTTGATCCTGCGGCCTCCAATGCCTTTCTTTGGTCTTCAGGTATACCGTACTTACTATCAACCTCATCAAATATTCCAGAACGTTTAATGATGTTTGGTGTTGCATTCAATTCAGCACCCATCGCACGTTCAAGTCTTTGTTGTTGTAAATCTAATAAAACGTCAGCATCACTCATACCAAGAATATTTTTCTTAGCCCACGTATGTGATACAGGTAAGATACCAATTTGGGATTGGTCAGATGTTGCATCTTTATATAATGTGATTTTCTCTTTCCAACTTTCGATTCTTAATAAATCAGATTGTTGTGAAGGATTTGTTAATGATAATTGGAAATTATTTAACTCATCTTCTAAACCTAAAAGATACAAATGAATTAAAGCAATCTTGTTTAGTTCTTGTATTAGTGATTTTTGTATTCTATTAATGGTTCTTGCAAAACGAATATCCATTAATGCTAAATTCTTACCATCACCAACAACTTCTTCAAAACCTAAAAATGCTTTAGGAATACGAAGTGCCGACAACATTTTCTTTTGGATATATTCAATATCGGCAATCTCACCTAAGTTTTGAGCTCCTGGCAATGTTTCAATTGGCATTGTTTGTGATGGGTCACGAACAGGAATGAAATAATCTTGGTCTACCGCCATTTGATTAAATCTCATATCCACCTGACCATTACGTGGGTCAGATATTGGTTGTCTTTTAAATCTGTTTGCAACTTTTTGTACGTAAGGTTCAATGTCCTTATCATCCATATTACCAACAAACACTTTAAACACACGTCTTTCGGGTGCTCTTGATGTTCTGTAAATTAACATCGCATCTTCAGCAAGAAGTAATTGTTTCCAAATTCTTCTAATCTTATCTAACATAGAAGTACCATATGGTAACTTTCTATCATCACCCAATAATCTAAAGTGTGCCACTTCCCAAGCTTGAAATTCCATATCCTTATTTTTCCATTGGAATCTCAATTCTCTTGATATCATTTTAATATCAGGATTTGTGTTCGGTGTCTTTGCTGCTGCACCTTCAATTCTTTCTATTTCAAGGTTTGGTAATTGTTGACAACCAACGATACCTTTCTCTGGGTCTATTTTTATGTAAACAAAATTTTCTCCGTATTTACATACACCTCTAGCCCACATTTGTAGGTTAGTATTAATATCTAACTTATTTAAAAATAAATCTTCTAACGCTCCTTTTACTCTATCCGATTCAGAATATATTGTTAATATCTCTCCCTTCTCAGACATTGTTGTAGATTCTTCCGCATAAATGTCAAGAGCTGCAGAAATTTCAGGAGTGAACTCCATAGACTCGTAGTCATAATAGGCCGCCAGTCTATTTGGTTCATAATATACCGATTGATTATATAATGAATTATCTAATTTGGCCCATTTATCAGCAATATACTGAGATTGTTGAGCCTGTAGCATCGCCTTTTCAAACTGTTCCCTACTATCTGTTTTTAATAATTCATCTTTATTAAAATTAAACGATGGTGTCTCTTCTTTTGGTGATTGACCAGGAAACCCAAACATCTGAGTTAATTTCTGAAAGACTGTTAAATTCTGTTCTGCCATGTATATAAATACTTTTCTTTATAATATAAACTAAATTATTCGTATAAGAAAGGATTATTTAGAAGGTCCAAATAACCACATATATTCTTGATACTGATTTTTACCCGGTACATTTCTTGTGTCATTAAACGCCGGATTATTATCCATTCCCATGGAACCAACTTGGTCAAAAGATGTCCCATATGAATAATGTGACCTGTTATTTGGTTCATATGTTCTTTCAGACAACGTCCAAGATTCCATCATTGCAATGTTTTTGGATGTGTTTCTTTCTAACTGATTAAAACAAATATCACCCGCATATAGTGCCATGGATAAACTCATAATTGCATCATCATGAGCTCCTTTCATGTGATCAGGTCTTCCATTAATATAGACAAAAGTGTTTAATTCATTTAACAATCTATTTGACCTAATAGCAAAACCTTTTCTTACTTGTTCTTCGAATGCTGCAACAATTTGTGTTCTCTTGTTATTGAAATTTAAACCCGGTATTTTCTCCATCGATTTTTTATTATACTCCCAAATATTCTGAGTATTAATACCGTCAATGTAAAGGTTTTTATATTGCATCTCTTGTAATTTTCTTGACGTTGCAATACCCATACCTCCAGTAATATCAATTACTATAAACGCATTTCCATATAATACCCCCCATTTGTAGGCAACTGACGCCAAATCATCGGGAGGTATTTTACCAATATATTCAACAACCTGTTCTCTATCGTCAAAATCAATAATATTGATTGATGAAAAATCCTCACTGTCACCTCTACTAACATCGACCCCCATAATATATCTATGTCCTACTTCAGGTTCTTTCCATTGCCATAAAGTGGCTTGCATATATTTTTCAATAGGTTGTCTAATCAAATTCTTAGCAATATTTTCTTGTACATCACCGGGTATTACACCATCACCTGAACCTAAGAAGTCACACTCCAATTCCTGAGCAATCTTACGTCTGTCATATTTGAATTTTTTAGACATCGACTCAAACCAAGAAGAGAATGGTTTATATCCTTGTTCTTCCAATTCTCGGTATTTTGTAATGTCAAAATCATATAACACTACATCATTGTCATCATATTGTTCTCTGTTTAACATGTAATGACAAATATCGTTACACTTAACCCAACGTAAATCTTTGGTATAACGAGGGTCTTTAAACCAACGCAAATCTGTAATGTGGAAATCATTCATTCCACGAATTGCTTGGTCATAAACACCGTAATAAATTGGGTCATAACCATTTGGTGTTGAGATTAGAATAATCTTACCTCCTGTTGATAGGGACGCCATAGATGCTGCCCAAAAGTCTTCGCCTGCTTCAATGTATGCAGCTTCGTCAAATACAAGTATGGTAGGTGTGTAACCACGTAACGCATCCGCAGATGTTGCTACGGCTTTAACCTCACAACCATTATTTAATCTAAATCTACTTTCGGAGTTTTTATCGGGTGAAAATCCAACATTAATCCATTCAGGCCACTGCTCAAGAAAATTTCGAATTTTATTCGCCATTTCAATCGCAGTATCTCTCTTGTTTGCGATAACAAGAACTCTTTCAGGATTTTCAGGTTTTGCTAATTGTAGTTTTTTTGAAATCCACGCAGACGTTACTGTAGAAACCCCTGCCTGTCTATATTTTCTTGTTATGTTCTCATTATACTTGTCATAATCCAAAATCAATTGTTCTTGGTCAGGAAATAGTTCTAATGGAACATATTTTTTTTGTGTATTATCGTAAGTTTGTAAGTAAGTTTTAAGTGCATATGGAGTATCTTTCATTATTCTCGCATATTCCTTAAGTTGTTCTATTTTAGAATTCATATATATAAATATGAAAAAAGGAGGTTAAAACCTCCTTTTATATTATCTTGCTGGTACTAGCTCACCACCATCGTCATCATCATCTAAATCATCATAATCGTCGTCTTCACTAAACGATATTCCAAAACTAGCTAAAAAATCGGCCATTGACTCATCTGTTGTTTCAGATGCAACATCATCTAAATCCCTTCTAAATAAATCTAAGGACTCTTCATATGCTTCGTTCTTTAACATATCTTTAATCCCATTAATATACTCATTCATTAATCTAACGCCAACTTTAGTTTGTCCAATCGCCTCTTTCATGAATGTAAGAAATTCTTTAGGTGGTAATGAATATATTGTTTGGAAAAAATATAATTGTATTTCTTTCATGTTTTCCTCACCAAATCCATCGCCGGGAATCATATCCATTAATCTTTCCCAAATTTTTGGTCCGATTCTTATATCCCAAGTTTCTTTATAAATGGTATCTTCATATTCTCTAACCTTTTCCCACATATCTAAATCATGTTCACCAGATTTTGTCATTGGTGTTCCATGAACCGCCATTAAATCTAAAAATCCTTTGAAGCACTCGTGTACCAAAACAGGGAAATTAACACCTCTAACTCTGATTACAGGTCCATTTTCCCCTTGCTCAACTTCTTCAGTACCTGCCGGTTTAAAACCGGGTCTATCTATTTTTGAATTGATATCTTCATCTTCTAATTGCCAATACATTGCATCATTTACCGACATCATAATACCGTATAAATCTACAATATTTTTTGAACCAGTAATCTTTTTAATTTCATCTTCTACCATGTGGTAACTATAATGACCTTTTTCCGATGCACCTTGTGTTATGGCATTTATGAGTCTTCTTTTTGCTCTCTCTAAATTTAATTTTTGTAAATCAGTGAACAAATCCTTTTCTATCTCAATTTCTTCGGATGTTGGTTCTTCGGTTTCCTTTTCTTTATTAAATCCACCAAGACTCATATCTTGTAATGGAGTTAATTTAACATCCCATTCCACACTTCCTTCAGGTATATCAAAATGTTCTGTAACCAATCTAATAGCCAATTGTTCAAGCTGAGTTGCATGTGATTTTTCAATCATCATAATTTGGTTACTCGCCTCTTTCATTAACGTCATTAATGAATCAAATTTTTCTTCCCCTTTCATTGTTATTGGGAGCTTACCTCCCAAATATCTGTTAACTTTCGCCACAACTTCTTTGTACCTTTCAGAACCCAAAAATTCTAAAAAGTTTTGTCTTTCTGGTTCATCACCAGCCGGCATCGGTACTTTGTTAAGGGGAGTTTCGCCTGACTTTAATTTCTTTTCAATATCTGGATGTGGTCTATGTTCTGTGTCATAGTCCATAGCCATTTCGTAAATTTGTTCGGCGGCGGAAATTTCTCTTGCAAGTATTTCCATTAAATCTTTTTTTCTCATTATAATGAAATTTATAATTTTAATTTAAGCGGCAATTTTTTCATCCTCAGAGTCTTTTTCAGCCTTAGGTCGTTGTTTTGGAATGATTTTAGGGATTACAGGACTTTTTGGTTTTATACCTGGATCAACTTTAGGTTTTACAGGTGCGGGTTTTGTTGTTGTCCCACTTTCTTTAACTTCACCATCCATTGATTTTAAAGCATCATATTTAAACATTTCTGGAAATTTTATACCATTAACTTCATTTATTTTAGAACTAATCATTTCCATGATTTCATTCTTTGAAGTTAATATATGAAAAAATTTCTCTTCTGCCAAATTTTCAACCCATTCTTTTGTCTCACTAGTTTTTTTCTTTTTCTTTCCTTTTAATTTTTTTGAATCCATAAATTCAGGAATACCGTTGTGTCCTTTGGTTACTTTAGGACCAACACCACTCTTTTTTTCTCTCAATTCAACATTCGTACCTGCATCGGTAAATCTTTTTACTATATTCGGATCAGCGGTACCCTTATTCATAACAACCGCACCTTTACCTGTTGGTTGTTCAGTTTGCTCACCTAACATTCTTTCGGCTAAATCACCTAATTGTTTATCTGATAGATTCACCAAAGTTTTTTCTGATAAACCTTCATTTA